GGCTTGTTGTACTTTTAGAAACGAGAACAGGTAAAAAATCAAACGACCCAGCCGACCCGCTACCTAATGAAACTTGTGAAGCGTTTGACATTATTACTGGTAAAGTTATTGAAAACTGTGTAGATGTATTTGCTGTTATAGGGTCAAAGCTACCTTCTACTCTAACCGTAACTATATTACCTATAATAGTATATACTGCACTTGATAAAACTAAACTGCTAATATTAGTTACATTTGTCAATGTTGGCGTATAAGTACCACTTAAAACACTTAATACAGACCCATCAGCCATTAACGACTCACTTGAAGTACCTCCTGACTTGATGAAAGAGTTTGCGGTTACGTTGCCTAGTTTGTCGACTGTGAAGGTGCTTGTACCGTTGTTTTGACCTAAGTAGTTGAGCCCTGTTCCTGTAGCATTTCCGTTTGCTACAAAACCAGCTCCAGTAGATGTATTTATAGCGGTAAAAGCGGAACCGTTTGCATTTGTAACTTTAACGCCTGTATTCGCTAAACTAGCACTTAGATTTATATCTATTGAAGGTGCATTTATATTATTATTAAATGTTTTTGAACCCGTAATTGTCTGATTCCCTGTCAACAAAACAGCATTAGCATTTGTATTAGCTAAAACAAAAGCCGTAGTAGCCACCTGAGTAGTATTAGTTCCTGCTGTGGCTGTTGGTGCTGTTGGTGTTCCTGTAAGTGCAGGACTTGCTAATGGTGCATATCCTGTTAATTGACTTAATACTACCACGTGATTGGCAAGTGTAGCTGCATTGGCTGTGATGTTGCCGTTGACTTGTAGTAAAGAGCCGTTATCGCTTGTTGTTCCGAATAGGGTGTTACCATTAAAAAGAATAGTGACTCTTTGCAAGCTATTTGTAAAAAATCCCATATCAGGACTTACTGAATTGCTCGAATTTATCACAACTTTCCCGCCGCCAGTAGCACCTCTAATTCCAATAGAAGCCCCAGTGGCTTTATATAAGTTGAATGTATCATCCCCACTACCTCCATCAACTCGCATATTTCCAGATGCATCAACACTTACGCTACTATTAGTGACACCGCCCGCGCCAAACTTTGCAATAACGTTGGCTGTTCCTGAGATAGTTGATTGTTTTGCTGCTAAGTCTGTGACTAAGTTTGTAACTTGTGATTGCGCTATTGCTATTGGTACATTTGCCGATGCCGTTGTCAATCCTTTTGCATTCACTGTATATTGCGGTACGCTTGAAGCTGTACCAAAACTACCTACGTTTGCATTTACTGTTGCGAGTGTAAGCACTGTTGCTCCTGTAGCATCTCCTGTGTGTGTTGCATTGCTTACTTTATTATCCCAACTCGTTTTCTCGGCCGTTGTAACGTGTTGATAATCGCCAACCTCCCCGCCTTGGATATTTCCCGTGTCGTTGTGGTTAATAACATTATTATATTTTACCTCTACCCAATCAATCAATAAAGAAGGATCGGAATTTATCCCAGAAATATTTTGATAATCAATACCACTTTTAGAAACTACAGCATTTATTTTATATCTTCTTTTAGAATTCCATTCTAAATTGTCATTCAGTAAATTTAATTTATTCCTGCTCATTGTTTTTTGATTTAGAATTATCTACTTTTTCATCTTCTTCCTCAGGAATTATCGTTTCTTCCTCCAAACTTTTCATAAAGTTCTCATCCCATTGCCCTAAACCCAACATTTCTGTTGCTTGTTCTCTCGAACATAACTTCATTTGCAACATTAATTCAATGGCTTTAGCTTCTTTTAACGGATCTATGTGTGGCATATTTTTACCCAAAAATCTGCATTGAGAATAGCTTTCGGTAATCATATAGTTCTTGATGTTTTCTAAATATCCAGGAGCTTCAATTTTGTTTGTCAATATTTCATACTCCAACCATAATTTGTAAATTGGAATATAAAAATCTAAAGCGGCTTTCGCTCTTTTAATAGAAATGATATACCCAAATGAATTAATTGCGGCTCTTGAAGCAGAATAATTTGAATTGTATTCTTGCATTGCTACTTCAGGCGGTACATTCATTCCTGAACTTACTGTTTTGAATATTGCTGCGTGAAATGCAGCAAAATCTGTTTCAATCTCCGTACTAAAAGACTCTAACTCTGCCCCAGGAGTCAGGTTAAACGTTTGATTTGAAGTTGTTTCTGCAATTCTATTTGCTAATCCATCTGCCAAAACCTGACCATCTGTTGGTGAAGATATTGTTGAAACCCCAGAACGTTTCGCATTAACAATAGCGTCCAAATGACTTTCTCCTGTTGAATATTCCCTATGCTTAATTGTGTATAGAAGTTTGGCCGCTTGTTCTGCTTTACCAACAGCAGCTTCCGTGTATCTGTCCAACTTGTTAATTTTCTCTAATGACTGAGATATTTCAGGAACTGAACGAATATGATCTGGACTAATTTTTTGTGAAGAAATCATCCATGCCAATCTTTTCCCAGTATTAGCGCCATAAGCAGGAATTCTTTCGTATTCATCTTCTAATTCATCTTTGCTTCGTGTTCTTACAATGTAAGCAATGTGCCTTCCTTTTTTATCAATTTCAACACCATGTTCAATTTTATGACCTTTTTTTTCAGCTTCAACAGCAAAATTATTATCTAATCCTGGGTTTTTAATATGTTCACCTGATATAATTTGAATATTTGGACCGTATTCACCAAATCTAGCAATCACTAAAGCATCACCTCCAAGAAAACTACATCTGTGAGCATCGTCAGCTAGTTCGTGTAATGTTTTTTCGTTAGTGTAACAAGCGTTTTTTGAATTGGCATAAACAGCAAAACGTGCTTCTACTAATTTCTGAAAAGCACTATAATTTACACCTTTTATTCCCTCAGATTCTAAAACCGTTCTGTTTGGCTCTGATTGTAGTTTCAATCCTGAACCAATTACCCAATAAAAATATTTACTAGATACAATACGAACAACATCAGATTTTGCGTAAGCATCGTAACTTCTAAGACGCAATTTTTCATAGTCAGGAATATTTCTAACAACGGTGCCAAGCTCACCCAAAGTCTTTTCTCCATCCCAAACTTTATCAACAACAGAATAATATTGTCCGTATGCCCCTTTTCCAAAATAATAACTTGAACCTGACTCCGCATTTTCTTTGGTTTCGGTTGGAGTATTATTTTTGGCTTTTCTTTTTATTTCAAGTCCTAAAAAATTCATAAATTATTTTTTAAAGATTACCGCCTCTTAGCACAACACAAGATCCATTATACTTATTAACATACCTTTGTCGCAATTTCAATATTGTATCTAAAGCTCTAACCATATCAGAAGAACTTCTGTATTTTGCTCTTACTTTCATTTGACCATCATCCATTTCGTACTCAGCATATTCTCCTGATTCAGTTGCACGAAGTATGGCCGATTCCATTCCAGAAATAATAGTATCATAAGCAACTATTTTGTCTACAATACTTTGTTTTGACTCTATGTACTGAGATATAGTTATAAAGTGACTATTCATTGTGTTCTATTTTTAAGTTAAAAAAATAAAGGAGTACCCACAATATGCGAGTACTCCTTTATTTTTAAATGTACCGATGCTATCACAACATTAGAATTTTAATTTGATACAAATATATAAATAATAAAACATAAAAAAGCCACCTAAATTTAATCAGGTGGCTTTCGGCATAAAAACAATAAAACAATAAAAAATAAGGACGAACAAATTTATCGTTTTTTTCTATTGAATTATTGTTTTTTATTCGGTTTTTTCTATAGGATAATATTTTGGATTTAAAGATTTATAAAATTCTAACGCATCATTATAAGTTCTGAATTTTACAGCATAAGTAATTGGAAAATTTAAAATATTACTGCAAGGATAACCGAGATTATTTAGTTTATAAAAAACTTCATTTTCAATAATATCAGGCTTAAATAAAAAAGGAAACCATTTACTCCAAATATTGTATTTTTTTTCTTTTACAATATATTTTCTTTCTAAGAAAAATTTACCTAATTGTTCCAAAATTCTAAATTCGTTCGTTTTTTTCATATTGTTTTGGTTTTATTGACTTTTATTCTTTCTTTTTTATAAAAATTTTTAATAGCACTTAACTCTTTTGTATTTGTTGTTTTAATATGATGCTCTGTTTCTGTATGTTTTATAAAAAAATCAGCTAATAATATATTTAATTTTAGTTGTTGTAATTGGCATTTTTTCATATTTCTTTGATTTTATAATTTATCGATATGCTCTAGTATTTTATGCAACTGTTCTCCAAAATACTTACTTTCGGCTCTATTTTTCGCCATTTTTCTACAATCTTCATAAAAAGTTTTTGAGTAACAATTATCAGTACTGTAACCTTCTCTAACTACTTCTTCATAGATTGTTTTTGCTATTTTTTCTTCATTCATAATTTTATAGTTTAAATTACTTTATAAATATTTCTTTTTTCGCCAGAAATGAATCTTGTTTCTAAAAATTCAGTTTTTAAAATATTTTTTTTCAATATCTCGTATTCCCCTTTTTCAAATAAATTCATAATTCCTACATCTGAATAACCGCTTGACTCAGGATAAATATTAAAATAGGCAACCGGATTTTTTTTATTCAAATCAATAATTTTAGGATTTTCAGCAATAGAAAAAAGTTTTTTTTTATATCTTCTTTTGTGCATCTACAAAATCCATAAATTATTTTTTCATTTTGATTAATTTCAAATATAAAAAGAGTCTTTAATTCCATAAAAAGTAATTTAAAAATTTTAACTGCTAAAGTAGGAGATTGTTCTGAAATGAACGTAATTTCCCTTAAGGAAAAAAGCAATTTTTAAATAAAAAAACGCTTTTAACCCAAAGGTAAATTACAAAATAACTGCTTTAAGTTATCGAAAGCCCGTCATTCACGCTGTAGAATATTCACATTGGTTACTCGAACCAACTTCCTCAGGTCATCTACATTCATTTAACCTGCAACCCCCGTGTTCCTGCTTTCTTGGTTGCTTATTTCAAATAGTGCGCTTGGTGTATTTATCGACCATTGTTCCTATTCTATTTTGTTTAAAATAGGGTACAAAAAAACCCTTAAAAGCAAAGGGAGTGGAGACTTTACTAATAAGGGGTTATCTTTTTTGGAATATGGGATAAAACCTAATTAAGCAACTAGGTTTCCACTCCCATATTGCTAGATGACAAATGTATAAAAAATTACTTCATACTACCAAAATTATTTCAATTAAAAATTAATAGCATCACAAAAAAGCTCCCAAGTAAAATCCTTATACCTTGGCTCATAGAGTTTTATGTCTGAAATGTAAATTTCTCTTGCTGCTAAATTATAAACGGCAACGTCAAAAAAGTGGTTGTTTTCTCGTTTCTTTTTCCAAGCATATCCCACCTCAACATCATTTTTAGTAATTGGAATTCGATGTTCAGCTTCGTAATGAGTAAAATAATTGTTCAAATTGTACTTACCTCCTGATGGTTGTGGAAAATTCATAAAACCATTAGGTTGGGAGCCATCCATGCCTTCTTTTAGGTTCATATTACTTGCAATTCTGTCTTTTATCATATTGACATCCAATAAATACAAAAGCCCTTTGTTTTCCCTAGAATGTGTAATCATAGGACTATTCTTGTCTAGCCTTCTATAGTTTTCTTCACCAAGACCTTTGATACCGAATACTTTCCGATCTTTTATTCCCAAAATGAAATTGTTCGTCAATTTTGTGAAATGCCCTGTATCAATTACCGTAATGTCAATGTCAAATAAACGGCCGCTTTGTCCTTCTAGTGGTTTATATATGATGTCTTTCAAAATATCCCAAACGCTGTTTTTTACTCCGTGTCTGTATGTGTAGCGTTCTCGGTCAACGTCCTTTTCCATTTCTTTTCTGGTCCTATTCTTTATTCTTTTGAAAGTACCAATTGAACCGTGGTCGATAGAATAAGTTTGGCCGTTGGAAGTATGAGCGATAATTTCCCAATCTAATCTTGCATCCTCAATGCCTTTATCTAGGTCCATAATCCCTCCAAGGTCACAAGCCAAAGAAATCAAAGCTATTTTTCCATTTCCGTCATTATCACAAGTAACATCCGGAACAACCCCAATATCATAGTTTCTAACATTGTTCATCAAAGAAGTTGCCCTTGGGGTTGTTCCCCTATCCTCCCACAACTCTCCCAACTGAGTGTTAGTAAAAGTTTTTAATGCTTCAACATCGATTGGTTCATTTTGAGGACAAGCAGCTAACCATTCATAAACAAGGTCAGTCCAAGAATCAAATCCAGGAGGATTACACAATGCATTAAAACTATAGCTACGATACTGAGGCTTTTTAGGTTTGGCTGTTGGAATCCATTTCCCAGTTAAATTCAAATCATATTTTTGATTGTATAAAATATGACCACTGCAATTTTGGCACTCGTAATGCACCGAACTTTCTATCAATTCATCATTGTCATCCAATTTCCATTTTATTCCGCCATAGGTACCATCTTCTTTTTCAACACGCCAAAGAATAGGAATGTAGGTTTTGCAATGAGGACATTCCCAATTCCATTTACGCCTATCGCCAAGTTCATATACTTCTTCAATATTGGAAATACCTTTTGTTGTCGGAGAAGAAATGTAAACTATTTTCTTTGTATTACCGTAGGATTTAGCCCTTGCTTCAACCAAGCTTCGAATGGAACCCTCTTTTTTATCAATTCTTGGCGCATCATCAAATTCATCGGCCAAAATAAATCTAACAGAATAAAACCTCAAATTACTAGGCTTGTAGGTAGAACAAGTTAAACTGCCTCCGGAGAACTCTTTCTTAAAATCCGTGTCTCCAGAACGTTGATTTGATTTTTTAATGGAATTTGGTTTGATGTAATCCTTCATTCCTGAGTTTTGAATGATTGGATCCAAACGATCACGCACCGTGTCTTTTACCAATTTTTCTGAACCTGATAAAAAAAGCGTATTGGCAGGGCATTGAGAAATGATGTATGGAATCATTGGCACCACAACCCCTGCTGTAAATCCAGATTGAGAACATTTCATTACGGCTGAAATCTCAACGTCAGAAGAAGGACTCAAATTGTCAATAACCTCCCTTGTGTAAGGTGAACGGTCATAACTAAAGAAACCTGCATACTTAGATTCTGCTGAAGTCAAAAATATATTTTCCTCAACCCAATCACTCGGCTCCAACCTTACAGGATTAAACAAATAAATTTCGTCTTGAATTTTCTTGATGTTTTCTAAAAATATCTCTTGTAGCATATATTTCTATTTTCTTTCCCCACGGGATCTTGTTTCGGAATATTCCATAATGTAACGTTCAATTTCCTGATTGGCATTCTCCTTGGCCAACTCAACAATCTTTTTGAGCATTACATTTTGTGCATTAGTGATTTTAACTAAGTCGGCCCTAGTACCTCCCATAGTTTCAACGGTAATAGTGGCCATATTCTCCAACTCGGAGCTGAATGTTTTGAAAATAGATTGAAGGTTAATCCTCAAAACGTTTGTAGTAATATCCAATGGAAGCGTATTCCCTGCAATTTTTTCCAACTGCATCTTTTTTATTTCGGAATTTCGCTCAACCAACTCAACATCGGCTATTTTTTTCCTTATTTCAATCTGTAAAAAAGTTTCCCTAGCCTTTTTTTCTTCAGAAATCCTCTTTTTTTCCTCTTTTGAGATAATAATTTCTTCTTCAACAACAACTTTTTTTGGAACAGTTTTTTTTGTCTCCACCGATTGAGCAACAATGACTGAACCCTCGTCATTACTGTCTTCGTCATTTTTATTTTTTTTTGCAGAATCAACCGTTTTTTCTGAAATAACAGAATTGACTGTAATTTTTTTTGCGGTTTTTACATCTTTTCTTGCAGGTGATGCTTTTTTAATTATCTTTGTACCAACATAAACGTTCTGATGGTACTTTTCAAAAACACTTTGATCACCACCATTAACTTCCAAGATGTACAAAAAATTAACTGGATCATCTGTATCAATTAATTTAAATTTGTTGCGAACTAATTGACCCCTACTAATCTTACTTCGTATCGTGCCACCACTGATATTAAGCGCAACACCAAAGTCCTTTACAGTTACTAAACTCATACCTTATTTCCTTATTGATT